CTTGCTGGCGAAGCATGAGCTTGTCAGCATCGGTGGCCATGCCAGAGTTGACCAGCTTGAACAACTTATCGAGCTCATTGGCGCTGGTCTCCAAAACCTCCAGGGCTTTGTAAGTCTCGACAGCGTTGGCCATCATCCTGCCATCGCTACCGATCAGGCGCGTCAGGAATGACTCACCAATGCCAGACTCAGCAGCCTTGGCTTTGATCTCATCAAACGTCACAGCCTTTGTCTTGATGTTCAATGCGTCGGCCACACCGGCCACAATGCCAGCGGCGTCGTGGTTTTGGTATTGAGACAGATTGAACGGCTCGACCTTGACACCGGCAGCCAGCTCTTCTGTGGTCGGGCTTGGCTTACCAACCAAAGCGCCCTGAGCCTGGCGACGGCTCACAGCCTGGCCGACAGTTTCTGTCATTGCTGGGCTGGCTTCGGGGATGACTTTAAAGCGGCCAGCTTTTTCCGCATCAGACAGCTCTGTGTCCAAGATCTTGCCAGGCACAAGCTGACGCTCAGCCTTGGCTGCCTGGCGTGTGATCAGTTGGCGAATGGCCGCATCAACTGGGCCTGCGACCTGGATGCCTTCAGACATGCTTGGCGTGCCAGGCTGGTCTGTGACCGTCTCAGCGACTGGGGCTGCCGCTGCCTCAGCAGGCATTGGCTCAAGTTTGGTTGGATCTGCTGGCGCTGCAGCTGGCGCAGTTGCTGGCAAGATGCTGTTGAGGCGTTGATCGAGTGGTTGAATGGCCATCACTTAGCTCCAGAAGTGCGAGCCTGACGGCCACGCTTTACGCTTGACGAATCTCCTGTGGCAGCTCCACTTCGTTCTCCGCCCCCCATTCCGCCGGCAGACCCTCCGGGTACGCCAGCCCCAGGTAGTTGTCCCTGGTTAATGGAAGGTTGAACTTCTGGAGCAGCTCCAGGACGTAGTCCGGCCCGCTCCCACTCTGGGGCGTTGATTCCGCCTGCTGCATTGAAGACTTCATTGCGTGCCTCGTCTTGTGAGAGTTTGCCTTTGCGATATTGTAGCCAAATGTTGTCTACCTTGTCAGCATTTGCTGCTGTTTTGAATGTATCAGGGAACAGGCCGCGAACAGCCTCCCAGGTAATGGACTGCATCTCACGGGGCAAGATGCCACGCTCTTGAGCTGCACGGCGATACGCTTCGGCATAGATGCCATATGTGCCTTTTACGCCAGTGACAGAGCTGTTCTTTGGGCCACCTTCGCCGGTGATGCCTGAGCCAAAGTTGTGCAAAACCTCACGGCTATTGCCAGACAATGGACGCAACAGGCCGGCGGCCACCGCATGGGTGTCGATGGTCACAGCGCCAGATGGGTCATTGGGCGCGTAGATGTTGTTGTAGAAGTTGCGAACCTTGTGCATGTCGCCCAGGTTCTTGCTGATGTTCGCTTTTGATGGGTCATCCAAAATGACGATTGCTTTGCCGATCTCATTGAGCGAACCCCAGCCTGTCTTGGTTGGAGTCTTGCCGTCAGCATTCATGCGCAGGCCAGCAAAGTCACCCTCGGGAGTAACGATCTGGTGCTCGCGTGGCAAATACGCTTGGTCATATGTGCGCAGCCACATGGCTTTTAAACCTGGATCTGTAATCTCTGCCAGGGTCTTGCCTTTGATTGCGTCAACCATTGGCGCGTATTGTGGTTTTGACCAAATTACTTTGGCCATCTCGGTCATTGCGTCATCCCACTTGGCGGTCTGTTTGCCAGTCATGATGTCAAGCACGCGCTGACCAAGAGACACATTCATGAACCAATCTTTTTGTGGCGATAAAACTGCCAGCACGCCAGACACTGCCTGGTCAGGAACCTGGTACTCATTCGACCATTTGCTGGTGATGTTGCGCGCACCGTCATACCAAAGTTTGCTGCGCTGGCGCGTAGCCTCCGGCACTTGGTCATGCAGGAACAACAAGTTGTCTTTGACTTCTGTGATGAAATCTTCGGCCTGCTTGTCTGGGCTGCGTGCTTTTGACGCGAAGTTTGGATACTGTTTGATCAGTCCGACGTTGTAATTGAATGCCTCTGGATCTGTCTTTGCCGCTTGCAAGTCGATCACCAGGTTGTTGGCCAGTGGGTCTTCTGTAGCTTTTACAGCGGTTGGCAGTCGAGTGCTCACCACATTGGGGCCAGACTGCACAATGCCTAAACCACGCGCAGGCATGCCGGTTTTTTCCAGCGCGTTGATTGTCATCTCGGCTGCTTTTGGAATTAGAGGCTTGGCAGCTGTGACCGTACCGGCCACACCTGGTATTAACCCTATTGCGGCGCCACCGGCCTGCAATGCAGCTGTGCCATAGTTACCTTGCTGCACTGAAGTCGCAGCCTCTTCGCCCATGCGCACAGCTTCTTGTGTCTGCAAACCAGTGCCAAGGAAGGGCACAACGTCCGCCAGGCCCATGTTCAAGGGTAGGTTGCTACTAGGGCCGCCCAAAAGCGTTTGAGCGTTTTGACGGGCTTTATAGCGATCGACACCCATACCCTCAAAACCAGCCTGTAAAAAGCTGGCCAGGCGCTCACGCACAGTCGGGTCATAGGCAGTTGCCTGCGCTGGCTTTTGTCCACTATAGGCAAAGTCGGGTAAACCCCTAGAACCAACTTCAGCAACCAGGATGTCACCAGGTCGCTGGCCAGGAGCCATGACTTGCTGTGGTTCTGCGGTTGGTGCAGGCTCAGTTTCGACCGGCTCTGTAGGGAACTGGATTGCTGTCAATGCTGACAAGTATTTGTTTTCGACCGGGCTGTAAGCCATTATGGATTCCCTTCTGCCTGGTCGAGCAGGCGTTTGACTTGTGTGATCTCAGCAGGCTTGAGCTTCTTGCTGTTTTCCAAAGCTGGCAAAGTGTCGCGTGTGATCTGGCCGCCGACCTTTTTCTCCCAGACAGTCGTCAGCGTATTGCGTGCAGCCTTGGCCTGCTCAGTGTTGCGCGTAGCTTCCAGCTTGGTCTCGACTTCTTGCAGCACCATGCGAGGCGTCAAGATCTTGCCGTCGGCAGCCGCTTGCGCCTGGACTTGTTGCGCTTGTGTGCGCAGACGTTGCAGATTGGCAAACTCAGTACCCTTTGGATCGAGCACGGTCACAGATCCTGGCATGGTAGGAATGCCTGCCAGCTTAGCCAGGCCACGATCAAGATCAGCCTGGTCGCGGCGATCTTCTGAATTAAGCAGCTTCAATGCGCCAACAGCTTGCTTGCCATTGATGCCCTTGCCAACCATGCCCCAGATCTGGTCAGGTCTGTTGATCGTGCCGTTGTAGATGCCATTGAGCAAATTAAACTCGACAGCTGGGTTGCCTTCTTTGTTGGGCTCAAGCAAGTCCTTGAGCGTGCCAATAGGCACAGCACCCGCAGGCAAAGCGATCAGCTCGTTGACCAGCTGGCGGCGCTTGGCATTACCCTCTGGCAGCGGGAAGATCTGCTCCAGCAAGTCAACAGCCTTTTGCTCGTTGACACGTTTATCAGCTGCAATCCTCTGATTGATCGCTGTGTTGCGCGCATTCACGGCCACCATGTAATTGGCAGACACCTTTTCAACCGATCCGTAGTCTGTCACCAGCATGCCTTTGACCAGGTCGCTCATGCGGCCAACATTGCCAGCCTGGATATTTTTGAGCGTGGCTTCTGGGTCGGCCATTGACTTTTCATCAGTCAACAAATACTTGGTCACAGCATTGATCTTGGCTCCCTTGAGCGCCGCTTCAAACTTGTCGCTGTATTGCTTTTGCACCTGGACATCGCCAAGCAACAGGGCACTGGTGGTGATTGTCTGGCGGTACACGTCAGCCAGCTCCTCGATGCTGCGCTTTTGCTGGGTAGTTGGGTCAACCCAAAACCCTTGCGACACGGCAGCCTCAAGCAAGCGTGTGCTGTTGTCAAAGTCAGCGTCAAACTTGGCCAGGCGCTGAGCCTTCTCGCGCTTCATTTCAAACTCAGCTGCCTTGGCCAACACGGTGTTGCCCATGGTGGCGCTGGTAGCTCTAAACTTGAGCGATGCCTCTGGATCAACTTGTGCCAGGCTGCGGCTAAAGCCGTCCATCATCGATGTCAGCTTGTTTTGCACTTGCTCTGTGGTTGCCTTGCCAGCCTCGACAGCTGTCAGCATGCCGGTCATTTGGCTGCGAGCTTCCATTTCAAATGTGCTTGACAGCTCAAACGAACGCGCCTTGCGCACCGCCTGGTCAAACACATTGAGAGCGCCGCCCTGTGTCAGTGATTGGACATTGCCGGTCTTTGCTGCCTGCAGCTGCTCATCAGTCAACGGGTTGTCGGCAGCGTACTGCAAACCAGCCTCTGTGGCCGCCGTCTTGGCAATGCCAAACAGCTGATTGGTCAGACGATCCAAGGTTTGCGCAACATTGCTTTGATATTGAGCGCCAGCCTTCAAGCCGACATAGTCAACTTGCGGAGCATTTACTGTCGGCAGCACAGCACCAGGAATGCCTGCTGCCTCGACTCGGCCTGATTGGAGAAGTGGGAGGTCTGCCATGTTTTAAGGTGTGAATGGGTTGCGAACAGTCTGAGCGAAGTTCAGACCACCTTGCAGCAATGTGGCGCCAGACAGCAAGCCGCCACTGTCCACAGCAAATTGGCCAGCCAAACGCAGCTGATTGGCCTGAGCTTCTGCAGCGCCCATTGTCAGATCCGCTTGCTCTTTTGCAGCCAAGATCATTGCACCAGCGTCCTCGAATCCCAAGATCCTGGCTGTCAGTGCATTGAGGTCAGACATGCCGACGTCGCGGTAAACAGCCCCTACGTTGGCAGCCTGGATGCTGGCAGCAGATCCTTCGTTGTACACAATGCCATTGGCCGCAGCACGCGCACGCACAGCAGCGTTGGTGCGCTCCATGCCTCGCAACAATGAGTTGCCCTGGATTGTGTAGTTCAGTGCCTGGCGCTCGGCTGACAGCAGCTTGCGGCCAGCCTGGATCGCTGCATATTTTTGATCTTGGTCGGTGCGAATCTGTGCCAGGCGCAACGTGTCCAAAGCCTGCACTTCGTACAGACCTTGCTGGTAGATGGCCGCAGTCTTTTGAGCGCCTGCTTGTGTGATGGCTGTGGCCAAGCCCAAGTAAGGGGCTGCAGAATTGATGCCGGTCTGCAATGCGTTAAAGCCAGCGCCTGCATAGTCGCCAGCTGTTGTCAAGAATTTACTGCCAGCGCTAATGATGCTGGCCCAGTCGAAATTGCTCGATGTGTCCAGGCCAGAAAATACGCTGTAGTCAAAGCTGCCAATCTTATAGTCATATGGATTGGTAAATGCGTATGCAGAAGCATCAATGCCGGACAGCGAGGCTGTAGAGCCAAAGCCGCTGGCCAGGTCATAAGTCACGTTGGATGTGCCAATGGTATTGAACCCAGACCCGGTGCTGCCAGAAAAATCAAAACTGTAATCTAAGATGCTCATCATGTACCTCCAGTCACCGCGATCTTGTATTCAATGCCCAGCAGGGTCATCTTCAGCGGCAAGCTCTGTGAAATCTCTACGCTTGCGTCGCGGCTGTATCCAAGCACACCATTGACGCGCTTGCTTCCGGTGTATGTTGGCTCTGGGTCATCAAGCAGCGGATTGTCAAACGTGCGGAATGGCACAGGGTTCTCATTGATCTCAAGATGCTGCGTATTGTCCACCAATGCGGTGATCTCGACAATGCGCTTTTTAAAGCCAATGCGTGTGCCAGTCTGCAGCTTAATCTCGACCGGCATTGTCTTGGCATACACAGTAAACGGCAGACCCACCTCGTAGCTGGTTGTTGACTCGCGGTCAAACGTCACAGCGCCACTGCCGTTGACGGTCTCGTTGCCCTGCGGCACGCCATCGCAAATGACGTTCAGTGACTTGCCAATGTGAGGCAGACTTGTCGCACCACTTGCAGATCCACCAACAAACGCGCAGTCAGTGAAGTTGTCAAAGTTAAATAGCTCGACAAAGTATTTGTCAACGCTGTTGAATGTACGCTTCACAACCGCATAGATGTCGGTCACATCGATGCTGACATCCTTGAACAAACCGTCAGTGACAAACTCAGACGGCGCTGTGATCTGCTGTGATCGCATGATGCTGAATGCAGCGATTGTGCCGTCAGTGTCGTTGACCATCAAAAGCAGATCACCCTCATCCGTACTGTTGGCACGACGCAAAGCCATCCTGGTCGGAGCTTTGAGCAAGTGGCCAGACAGCAATGAAATGCGCTGAGTCACATACGTCAGCTGCGTGTCAGAGAATAAGAACTCATTGATTGACTTGCCCTGGCGCTGAATGTACACAGTGCCAGACTCAAGCGATTGCACGCGAGTGCCAGGCTTTGTGCCGTTGCGGCTCACACCCTTGAATGTAAACGTCAGCGGAGTGATTGGATCAGTGCCAGATTGAGGCACATAGAACTCAGAGCCGGTCGTGAACACTTGCAAGTCACGGCCAGAGATCATGTCAACAATCACGTTCAATGAGCTGGTGTCCAGTGTCGCTTCTACTGCGTCGTCGTCAAATGACTCGGTTGGCATGAACTCATCGAAGATGCCGATCTTGGAGCCCCAGATTGTGGAAGGGCGAGACTTGGAGCCACCGAAGTACAGACGGCCTTCATGGAATGTCACAGTGCGTGGCCAACCTTTGCCGCTGCTCCAAACGTCCTCGTATCCAGATTCAATCTCCCAGCTGCCTTGGGCAATGTTGCTGGTGTCAAAGAATGGGTACTCTGTGACAGCGTTAACAGTAGTCGCAGTCAAATACTGAATAATCCTGGCACGGCCTTGTGGATATGCATTGACATACTGACCAACGCTGGCAGCACTAAATGCAGAATTTTGTGAAGTCAAAGTCACATTGCCAGACACTGCGCTTGGGGTTAAATGCCCAGACGTCGGCGTCGTCACTGTGATTGTGAACGCATGCTTTGGAATGCTTGAGAAACTGTATGTGCTGATTGTCCAGTCTGCATTTGTTGCACCACGCACCAGCTTCACAGGGGCCAGGTCTGGGTGAACGATAAACATTGTGTCAGCAGACTGAGTCCAATTAAGCTGAGCGAGCATCGCGCTTGTAATGCTTGTCGTTAGGTATGCGTCAGATCCGCCATTGATTGCGGTTATCTGCACGCCGTCCTTGAATACATACATGCGATTATTTGTGAAACAAAGCATGTAGCTGTCGTCGACGTTAAATTCAAATGGAACCAGGCGAACGCCATTGGCTGCAGCGCTTGGCAGCTCAGCAATGTGTTTTAAACCAGGACGACGACGCATGCCGCCCTGTGGCTGGATCAAGACGTTTGTCGCTTTGGCCAGCGCATTATTGTACTGAGCCAGGTCAATACGCGCACGCAGCAGTGGGTCAAGCTCACCAGTGCTGAAGTTTGTTTGGATGTCGACAAAGCGTGGCATTAGCCCCTCACTGCGATAAGGCTGAAGTCTTCAATCACACGGGTTGGTGTGCCCTGACCATCGATGTTCATGGCTGTGCGCATGTAGCCACCACGGCCATTCTCTGATGGGCCGCCAACAGCAACGCTTTGCCAGTATCCAGCGCGGTCGCTTTGCTCTGTGATCGGCATGGCCAAGTGCCAAGCCATCATGTACTTGAGCAGTTGCACAAAGTATTGAGGCATCGCAAACTCGCCAAGGCTGTACTGGTAGTCAAGGTAAACAGCTGGCAAGTTTGTCAACAGCTTGTCGCCCTGGATCTCCCAGTCTTTGGTTGGGTATGCGTTTTGTGCTGAGCTTGGATAAGCTGCACGCACAGTGCCGAGTCGGTCGCCTGGCAGCTGGTATTCGTAGCGCCAGACAGAATTAGGGGTTGTGATCAGCCGCGAAAGCTGAACCTTTTTTGTGTTGAATGTCCATGGGTATGTGGTCAACACTGAGTCACGAATGTCAGGGTATAGGCGGTCACAAACACTGGCCGCATCAGTACCGTCATTAAATGACGTGATGGATTTTGCACCCAGCATCAGCAGGGCATCGGAACAAATTGAAACGCCAGTATCGCCAGCAGCCATGATCACCTCTCAATGTGAGAAGGGCCAACCTCCGAGAATCCCCAGAAGTTGGCCCACTTTGCTCAAACCGCGATGTTTAATCGCTGTCTGTGTTGGCCAAAGTTGTACCGTCGTTCACGTCAACAACGCCAGAAGCGTTAGACAGAACGTAGACCAAAGTTGCCACAGCTGTGGTGCCAGTGCTGGTCACACAGTAAATCAAGTCGCCGACTTCCAACATAGAAGACAGTGAGTTGAAATAACCTTCAGTATTGACTGTAGCAATGCTGTCGGTTGTTTTGTATGCGTAGATGCCAGGGGCATTGCCACGCTTTGAGGCTGAGATAACAGCCAAGCCAGTTGCGGAATAAGCCATGATTCAAGCTCCTTTTAAGATCAAGATTCGCGGCAAGTGAGTTGAACGATGCCTTCAGCGTCGTTGGCAATTGCGCCAGCGCTGAACACTTCGTTAACCAACCAGCTGGTCTTCTCGGGGATGTAGTTGATCTCAGTGCGCATGCCGATGCCTTCGCCGTAGCCGATGGCTGCGGAGTGGAAAGCGTAGCAAGTACGATCTGAAGAGCCGTCGATGGGCAAGCCACCTTCAGTGCGATCACCCAATGTGTGGAATGTGAAGCCCAAGAAGGTGTTGATCTCGCCCTGAACCAAAGCCTTGACTGTGTTGAAGTCAGAGCTGGTCACGGCTGTCTCGCCCAAGAGGCTGTCCAAACCATTTGCGTGGATGATGATGTGACGGCCGTCTGCAGGGACGTTGTTCTTGTCGAGCAACTTCTTTGCATTGCGCAGCTTGGCCACGTTCAAGTTGGTATCAGCACCACCGATGTCGTTGCTGACAGTCAATGATGTGCCAGAGGCTGCGAGTGCATCCAAGATCAACTGATCTTGACGGCGGCCCATAGCGGCGGCAACTACTTGAACCAACTCTTGACGCTCGTCAAAGTTGACTTTGGCTTGGCTGAAAATGTCGCTGTATTCAGCGGCGTTCCAGTCAGACAATGTCAAAGTGACAGAGCTGAAGCCCACGTTCAATGGGGTTACATCGGTTTGACCAATGCGGGGGGTTGCGACGCCCTTACCGACTTTTGGGAACTTGACGGTTGAGCCTTCGACTCCACGGCGCTGACGTACGGCAGGAACCAGCATTGCCTTACCTTGGTAGGCTTGCTTGACCTCAGCGTCGAAGAGAGTCACAAAGGCATTGCTTAATGAAATGCTCATGATATTTTCCTCGGTTGTTGAAAAAACGGTTTGGTTCTCGCGCCGGTTATCCAGTTACCTGGGCCGAATGCTTGCTGTTTACGTCAGCCAATCGTCAGCATCCGCTGCGGTAAGGGTCGCTACGGCCGGGTACTCCCAACCCACGCGATGTGCCTTGGGCG